TGCCGGGATCTGGGGTTTCAAATTTCTATGGCGCACTTTCTCTGATGGGCGGTACAGCGGCTAATCCTGCGAGTGATGTCGCCGGGGATACCCTGACACTGGTTAACTCCACAGTTGTTAACTCCAGAGTTTCTTTGACTTGTGTTGCAGATGACGGAACCAACTCAACTTGGAAGGCAGAGGCACTTGCTTCCCCGATAGCAACTATTGCTTAAACTGCAAATTGAATAGCTGGTTGCGGGTATTCTCGCAGCCGCTGTTCTGTTGCATATAACCCTATGGGAGCGAGGTGTACAAATGGCTGATGCAGTAGCCACACAAACAATACAAGATGGCGGCAAGACCGCTATATTTCGCTTTACCAATGTCAGTGATGGCTCAGGTGAAAGCGCAGTAACTAAAATAGATGTTTCGGGCTTATCGAGCGACCCAATGTCTGGTGCCGCTTGCTCTGGCGTAACGATTCAAAAGATCTATTACTCCACTATTGGTATGGGCGTAAAGATATTTTTTGATGCCACGACTGATGTCCTTGCTTGGCAGCTTAATGCTGACTGGGCAGACACAATAGATTTCACTGACTTTACCGGCATTCCCAATAACGCGGGTTCCGGCAAGACAGGTGATGTACAGTTTACTACTGTGGGCCATTCTAGCGGCGATGTGTACAACATCGTTATGCAGGTATCAAAGAGTTACGGCTAATGAAGTCTTCTGAGGCGCGTAAGAAGAAGAGGAAAGGCTAGATGGCAACGAGCGGCACATATACGTTTGACCTTGATCTTGCTGACGTAATGGAAGAAGCCTTTGAAAGGGCGGGCACAGAACTCAGGAGCGGCTACGACTACAAGACAGCAAGAAGAAGCTTAAACCTGCTGATGCTTGAGTGGCAAAACCGTGGCCTTAATCTTTGGACGGTTAGAAATACAACCCAAGCCCTGACGGCTGGGACAACCGCTTATGCTCTGGATGCTGATGTTTTGGACATTGTAGAGGCATCTATCAGGACAGACTCTGGGAGTGTCACAAGTCAATTTGATCAGTCGATGACCAGAATCTCTGTTAGTGACTACTCACAGCTTTCCAACAAGCTGACCCAGAGCAAGCCCCTTCAGTATTACGTTGAAAAAAAGCCAGAGGGAATTACCGTTCATCTTTGGCCTTCCCCTGACAGCCAAGAGACATATACCTTTGCGTATTACTACATGCAGAGGATAGAAGATACTGGTAGTCCCGCATCCAACAACATGGATGTCCCTGCCAGATTTTTACCCTCTTTAGTGTCAGGTCTTGCCTATCAGCTTAGCATGAAGTACCCAGAAGCTGCGGCTAGAGCGCAGCTCCTTAAAGCCGATTACGAGGAGCAGTTTACTATTGCTGCGGATAGCGACAGAACCAAGGCTTCTCTCTTTATATCGCCGGGAGGTTATCAGTTTTGAGCAGATTTGCTAAAGGTGATTATGCTTACGGCATTTGCGACATGACCGGCTTCAGGTACAAGTTAAAAGATCTTGTGCCCGAGATTGTTAATCAAAGACCCACAGGTTTCCGCGTTGGGAAGGATGTTGTTGACAAGGATCAACCTCAGTTACAACTGGGGAAGGTTAAGGTTGATGACCCCAGACCCTTGAGAGACCCAAGACCAGACAGGGCGGCTGATGAGAGTCGAGAGCTTTTTGCTTGGAACCCCGTTGGTGGTGGTGATGCAGCTTTCGGCAGTGTAACGGTCGGTCTGGACATAGAGGCAGAGGCTGGCAAGGTAACTGTAACGACGAGTTAAGGAGAACATTTGTCATGGCAAAGTTAGAAGTTTTTCAAAACGGGAATTTTTCTTCGGGAGATCCTGCTTACCAAATAGGCACTAAATACAAAGACGGCGAGTACGGCGAGTACGGCGAATATGACATTGTTGTTTTTGACCCAATGACTAAGAGCCAAGCAGAAAAAAGATTGGCTGAAATGCAGCCTGCCGTGGCCCCTAAGAAGAAAAAGGTGAAGTTTTTGGACTCGCTTACTAAAAAACCGGCCCCTAAAAAGAAAGCACCTAAGCTAAAAATACCCTCTAAGGCTGAGCTTGAGCTTCTTACTAAAGCAGATCTGGAAAAAGAAATGCGTAAACATGGGTTAGAGCTGGATCGTAGGGAGACTAAAGGCGCTCTTATCAAACAATCTGTAGCCTTTTTAAAAGGCAAATGAATTATGGCTTGGACATTCACAACACTTAAAAATGCGCTGCAAGATTACTTAGAGACCACTGAGACAACCTTTGTCAGCAATTTGCCGGTAATCATTACGCAGGCAGAAGACAGGATACTCAAGTCTGTACAGCTTCCAGACTTTAAGAAAAACAGCACCGGCTCTATAACGAGTGGAACCGAATATTTGACAGCGCCATCAGATTTTTTGGCCCCTTATTCCTTAGCTGTCGATAATAGCGGGTATGAGTTTTTGCTCTTTAAAGATGTTGGGTTTATCCGAGAGGCTTATCCGTCTAGCTCAACGACCGGGACACCAAAGTATTACGGACTGTTTAACGCAGACAGCTTTATTCTTGGCCCAACCCCCAATGCTAGTTTAACGGCAGAGCTTCATTATTTTTACAAGCCAGAATCAATTACAACTGCATCGGCTGGCACAAGCTGGCTGGGAGATAATGCGGAAAGCACACTATTGTATGGTTGCTTGCTTGAGGCTTACACCTTCTTAAAGGGAGAGCCTGACCTGTTGCAACTTTATGCGACCAGATATGAGGATGCCCTTGCCAAGCTTAAAGGGCTGGGAGAAGGGTACGACACCACAGATAGTTATAGGTCTGGCGCTGTCAGGCAGGCGAGGCTGTAATGATTGAGTTTTCTAAATCTGAAGCTGGAAATGTTGGCGTGGTAACAACAAGCAATGGCGGTCTTTCGACAGACCACTGGGCTGAAAGAGCTACGAATACTATTGTTAGCGTTGGCTCCCAGAGCCATCCAGCTATTGCGGAGCAGGCAAATGCCTTTAAAGAAGATGTATTTCATGTAGTAAAGTATTACATGGAGCAGGCGGTCAAAAGCAGCAAGACAACAACGATTGCAGAGCTTGAGCAGTCTGATTATTTTGATATGGCAGAAATTCTGAGGAAAATGTAATGGCAATCACACAAGCGGTCTGCACTAGTTTCAAGCAGGAACTATTGCAAGGCATACACAACTTTACTAACGGTAGTGGCGGCGGCACAAGCACCACTACGGGATCTGGCAACGCATTTAAGATTGCTTTGTATACCAGCAGTGCTTCTCTTGGTGCTTCGACTACAGCTTATAGCTCTTCTAATGAGGCCAGCGGCACTGGGTATAGCGCGGGAGGAGCGGCGTTAACCAATGTTACACCGACGACCTCCAGCACCACCGCTCTTACAGACTTTGTTGATGTAACTTGGTCAAGCTCCAGCGTTACCGCAAGAGGAGCGGTGATTTATAATTCTTCCACTACGGGAGGATCGGCAAACAGGGCAGTTTTAGTATTAAACTTTGGTTCTGATAAATCTTCATCGAGCGGGGATTTTACCATTACGTTCCCAACCGCTGATTCAAGTAGTGCGATTATTAGGATTGCCTAAGCATGGCTGACGTTAATGTTACCTTTGAGGGCTGGGGTAGTATTACCCAAGGCTGGGGAAGTGGCGGCTGGGGGCAAGATGTAGCCTTTACAGAACTCACTAGTGCTATTGGTAGTGTTACTGTTGTTGAAGGCGCTGGGGTCACTGTCACTGCTTCGGGAGTCGCAGGAACGTCAGCAGTTGGTAGCGTTACTGTTGGCGAAGGCTCAGGGGTTACTGTTACCGTTACTGGAAACTCTGTTACTGCAACCGCAGGTAATACTACAGAAACCGCAGGCGGCGGCGTATCAATAGGAGTTACAGGCACAGTGGTCACTGCGTCCGGCGGCGGGGTAAACGTCTGGAGCGTTGTCCCGACATCACAAACACCAAGCTGGTCAGAGGTTAGTACATCGCAAACACCAAATTGGACAGAGATAGCAGCATAGCTTTGCTGTTAACAAGTTAAGAGGAACAACATGGCTACATACGTCAATAACCTACGGCTAAAAGAAATAAGTACTGGGGACGAATCGGGAACGTGGGGCACAAGCACCAATACCAACCTAGAACTGATAGGTCAGGCATTGGGCTATGGAACAGAGGCGATCACAACTAACGCCGATACCCATGCCACTACCATTGCCGATGGTTCAGCCGATGAAGGCAGAGCGTTAATGCTCAAGTACACCGGCACATTGGACTCTACCTGCACGATCACGCTAGGCCCAAATACTGTAAAGAAGGTTTGGATTATAGAGAATGCAACCTCTGGCTCTCAATCAATCGTTATTAGTCAGGGTAGTGGTGCCAATGTCACAATAGCCAGTGGTCGCACCGCTGTGGTGTATTCCGATGGGGCTGGTTCCGGGGCAGCTATTGTTGATGCCTTGACGGACTTAACCGTTACTGACTCTCTAACCGTTGGAGGAACTACTCTTACTATCGGGGACGCAGCGGCGGAAGATACCAAGTTAGTCTTTGATGGCAACGCTAAAGATTTTTATGTGGGTTTGGATGACTCAGCAGACAAGCTGGTTATCGGAGAAGGCTCTACCGTTGGGACTAACAGCATCCTTACGATAACGGATGACACGGTTACATTAGGGGATGGTGCTGCTGTTGATACCGCCCTGATCTATGACGGTAATGCCAAGGACTTTTATATCGGTCTGGATGACTCAGCCGACAAATTAGTTATTGGAGAAGGCTCTACTGTTGGCACAAATAACATCCTTACGATCACTGACGATACTGTTACTGTGGGGGATGGCGCGGCGGCTGATACGGCTATCGTTTATGACGGCAACGCTAAAGACTTTTATATTGGTCTGGACGATTCCGCCGACACCTTAGTGATTGGTGATGGTTCTACTGTAGGCACCAACAGCATTCTTACTCTTACCGATGACTCTGTCACTGTGGGTGACGGCGCAGCGGTTGATACCAAAATTGTCTACGATGGTAACGCCAAGGATTTTTACATTGGTTTAGACGATTCCGCAGATACGCTGGTTATCGGTGACGGCTCTACGGTTGGCACTAACAGTATCCTCACCCTTACAGATGACTCGGTCACCATAGGGGATGGCGCAGCCGTTGACACTAAAATAGTTTTTGACGGTAATGCCCAAGACTTTTATGTAGGACTCGATGACTCGGCTGATGACTTAGTAATTGGTCTGGGGTCTACTGTAGGGACTACCCCGGCGATTCATATTGATGAGAACCAAGTTGTTAAGTTTGAAGCTGCCATTACAGAACAATCACCTACCGCACTTACATCAGGCACAACGGTTGCGTTAGATGTAAGCGATGGCTCCGTTTTCTCAATAACGCTGGCTCATAACATAGGCACATTTAACTGGACTAGCCCAGCAGCATCGGGATATGTGTCTTCTTTTATATTAAAAGTTACTCAAGATGGAACCGGGAGCCGAACCATTACATGGCCCTCTAGTGTAGATTGGGCTTCAGCGACTGCGCCCACGCTTTCTACGGGTGCTGCCGATGTGGATGTATTTGTTTTCTTCACCATTGACGGCGGAACAATTTACTACGGCTTCACCGCTGGACAGGATATGAGTTAATGAGTGGTGCAACTAAAATATTGATGGGTAGTGGTGGTGTTGATCTACCAAGCGATGATGAGTTTGATAACGTCAGTTTTCTAAGCCACTTTGATGGCTCTAACAACGGCACCAATATTGCTTATGACGATTCATCAGCCAGCAACCATACAGTGTCTCTTACCGGAACTCCCCAGCAAGGAACCTTTAGTCCTTTCTCCAGAGTAGATGGTGAGTGGTCAAATTGGTTTGACGGAACTAATGATGTATTTTACTTAGATGCCTCCTCTGGATCTGATTTTAATTTTGGAACTGGGGCTTTTACCATTGAGGGGTGGTTTTACAACGAAGGTACTACTGCAAACTGGGCTTATCCCCTTGCCGCAGGTAATATGCTGCAATTCTATGTATACCTAAACGCTCGAATACTTTTTACCATGACCTATTCTGAAGGCGGGGCATCAGCTTTTTCTTTAGAAGGTACGCCGGGGGGAAGTAGTGGTTCATTACCCCTTAATCAGTGGCACCATTGGGCAGTAACAAAAGAAGGGTCTAATGCTTCAGTTTTTATTAACGGGACAAGAAACGCCACAAGCTCAAGTGTAAGCGGAACTTTTTCAGCTCCAACTGGGAACATGTTCGTCGGAGGTTTTGATTCTGGTGCTTCATATGGCCTTGGTGGTTATATGTCTAATGTTCGCATCGTCAAAGGCACCGCAGTTTATGATCCTACCTCTAGCAGTTGTACTGTCCCAACATCAGCACTTACTGCGGTTTCAGGAACAGTGTTATTGACCTGTCAATCTAACCGATTTAAAGATAACTCTTCGTCAGCCCATGCACTAACAACACAAGGAGTTCCAGAAGTTAAAGCCTTTACCCCGTTTCTGACTAGCAAGGTATATGACCCAGCGGTCAATGGGGCGAGTGCTTTTTTTCTTGGTCACGGCACAGCAACAGAGCTTCTTGTTGATGCCACAGGTAGTGATTTTACCTACGGCACTGGGGCTTTTACCATTGAGGGTTGGTATTACTGGAGTAGTGGTGCTTCAAGCTATTACCCGTTTATATATGCAATGGGTAACATGATTCAGTTTTATAGGAACGGGGCTAATACCCTTTGGTATTTAAAATTAGATGAAGACGCTGGGTCTTGGGAAATGAGCGCAACTGTGGCAGCAGGTACTGTTGAGAATCAGTGGAATCATTTTGCAGTAACAAGATCAGGGTCTGATTTGTCAGTTTTCATAAACGGAGTAAGAGTCGCAACTGAATCAAGCGTAAGCGGCTCTTTTGATGGAGCTTCTGGTGGAGGGGATTCAGATGACATGTACCTTGGCGGTCACATGCACAACAGTACCCATTATCCCTTTGGTGGGTATTTAAGTGACTACCGCATCCTGAAAGGAACAGCATTATATGACCCTACTTCTAGCACCTGTACTGTCCCAACAGCACCCCTAACAGCAATCACCAACACCAAGCTCCTGCTCAACATGGCTGACGGGCAAG